CCAATTGCCCACACTTTGGGCATGTCGGTGTCTCCTTCAGGTCAGCGTCTTTTCCGACCAGCCGCACCGCCACCTCCTGCCTCTGGATACATCCTGCGGTACACATCCCGCTCCACCGCAACCTCTTCGCCCCTGCTGTAGTATATGCCGCGCCGTGCCGCCTCGTCCCTGAGGCCGATCATGGCGCGAGGGTGGGAGAAGAACGCCCTGAGGCCGGGGTTCTTCTTGCCGACCCTTAGCAACGTCTTAACTGTGCTGTCGCTCAGGTTGCTGAGCATGCTCTGACCCTCCATCACTTGCCTCCCCTGTCGATCTTCTTGCGGCCCTTCTTGCCCTCGGTGAACGTGATGCCGTACCGCTTGGACATGGCCCACACGCTCTGTCTCTTGACCCCCAAACGAATAGAGGCCTCACTCATGGTGAGGCCCTCATCCGCCAGCTTCCTGTAATCGTCGGGGCCTAGCCCCTTGTGTCGTCCCATGTCTCTCTCCTCAGTCTTTGATGATGATGCGTACCGTCTCGCCGATGGGCGCGGTGTACCCAGCCCCGCCGCTCGACACCCACAGCAACGGATAGTCCACGCGCTTCGGGAAGTCGGCCACCTCAAGGTCGGTGAGGTACACCATCTGGTCACATGGCAGTCCTTCCTTCTCGACGTAGTCGAACACGGGCATAACGAGGGTGCCGCCACGGTCATTGTACTTGAACCGGGTAACCTCATCGCCTTGCTCGAAGGTGTCGATGTGGTTGATCTTCGTCGAACAGTAGATGATCGTGATCGACATGGGCTGCACCTCGGTAGAGATGGCATTCACCTCGCCCAAGAAGTGTTCAAGCTCCTTGTTGGACACTGACCCAGAGGTGTCCACCCCGATGACCCAGTGGCCTGCGCCCTTGTGGTCAACGCTCGGCGAGATGATGCGCTGGTGGTGGTACATCTTACGCTCGGGCTTCTTGAACGTGTAGTCGTCCGGCTGGTCGCCCGCAAAGAACCGCCGCATCTTGTCGCGGTAGTCCACCTGCGCGTCTTTCATGTCCTTCAGCATGCCATCCACAAAGGCGGGCAGCTTGCCGATAGCCTTGGCTGCGTTGGCAGCGTTCATGACCTGCTGGTCAATCTCGTTGTCCATCTCAGCCTTCTCATCCTCGCTCATGTCGTCAACGAGGATGCCCCACGATGGCATCTCTGGTGGATCAGGGATCAGGTCGTAGACCTTCTCGGATGTCATGCCTTGGTACTTGCGGTCGAACAGCCCATCCGATGGCAGCTTGAACCCCTCATCGATCACGATCAGGTTGATGGTGTAGTCGGTCGCGTAGTTCCACTTCCTTGGCTCGCGTGTGCCGCGCCGCAGCATGTGCTTCAGCGCCTTGTGTGCCAGCTCATGGACGATGACGCCGAGGGTCTCTTCCTCGGTCATCTTGTCGGTGAACTCACGGTTCCACCTGATCCACCTGCCGTTGGTACACATGGTGGGGATGGAGTTGTCCTCGATGAACTCTGTCGCCATTGCCATCGAACCCCAGAAGGGTTGCTGCAACAGCAGCCGTGTCTTGCAGCGGCTGATCTTCAACTGTGCATCCATTGATGCCTCCTGTGTGATGGTGTCAGAGGATCAGGGCCTTGCCCTCGGTCAGGACCCACTGCCGCACCGCGTTGGACTTCTTCAACTCGGCATCCCGGTTGATGGCATCCTTCATGATGAAGGCAGCGAACTCCTGCTGAGGCAGGCGCTTCATGTAGGCGATGATGCGATCCGCATTGGCATCCGACATGCGCTTGGCCAGCGCAGCGCAGACGGCATGCAGGATCGACAGGTTGTGCGGTACCTCTGCCCGCTGGGGGTTGGCGATGATGCCGTCGATGTCGGGCATCTGCGAGGTCACCTTCAGGTACACCTGAAAGTCAGCCGATGCCTCGACGCCGACCTGCCCAGCGATGGAGTAGGACATGCACAGGGGATCAACGTTGAACTTGGACAGGATCGTGCTGACCCGATCCCATGAACGGGGCGAGGGGCAGGCCGTCTGGTCACGGTCGAACTTGTGCAGGTACTCAGGACGTGCGCGAAGGTAGCCGCACACACGTTCATCGCCACCGTTGCGCGACAGGTAGGCGACCACATCCTCGAGGTCAGCCTCGACGGGCAGGAACATGAGGCGGTCACGCAGGTGGGTCGGGATGGCACTGGTGCCAGCCTTGTCGGACAGTCGGTTGCCAGCGGCCACGATGGCCACGTTGTCGGGAAGCTGGCGCTTGCCGATCCGGCGCTCGTTGGTGAGCTGTGCAAAGATGTTCTGCACTGAGGTGGTGGACTGCGGTACCTCATCAAGCGACAGCATGGTGGGGGTCGATCCGTCCGGCCACCAATCAGGCTTGCTGCGCTTCATCTCGTCCGATCCCTCGACGGGCAGCGCCCACCCCGCAAGTTCTGCTGGATCGTACTGCGAGCCGATCAGGGTGATGACCTCGAGGCCGAGGCGCTGAGCCACCTGCTTGTGGCCCTCGGTCTTGCCGAGGCCCGGTGCGCCCTCCCAGTAGGGGATGATCATGTCGGCGGCTCGCCATTTGCCCGTTGCGAGGGCGTCGAGTTGTGCTTTGACTGCTTCACTGGTGATCTGGATAGCTTGGGAAATCTTCATGGTTGCCTCCTCGGGCGTTGAAAAAGTTCGATTGAACTTTGGCGATCACCCGCCAAAGAAATGCTCAAGGATCGCCCCAAACAGGACGATCACGATCAGGAAGACTACGGGGATGATGGCTGCGGTCATGTCAGTGCATCACCGGGGTGTGGTCACCCGCATCTATCGATGTGGCGGTAAGGCGAAGCATCAGGCTGATCTTGCTGTCGTTCAGCCCCTGCGTCGATGCGTATGTGATGAACGCACTTAGAAGAAGCCCGATGGAAGCCGCCTTGTCGTGGCCAACGTAGCTGTCAACGATCAGCAGGATCGTAGCTGCCACCTCATCTGCTGTCATCTCGTCTGGCATCAGGTTCATCGCCTCGCCCACCATGATGCCTGTGTCTTTAGTCTCGCTCAAAACGGACACTCCTTCCCTTGCTTGTACCAGTCGCTGGTCTCTGCCTTGGGGCAGGCCTTGCGCTGGATCGGTTGCTTCGGTTTCTCCTTGGCCACGCCCCTCAACCCAATGGTGTCGAGGAACGCGCCGAGGTCATCGTCTTCTGTCGTGCAGACCAGTTCCCACCGCGCCATCACTTGGCGTCCGGGTGCTTGGGCATGGGCATCCATGCCAAGGGCGGCACCTCACGGGTGAACATCATCCACCGCCCCTCATCGCGGCGAAGCTCCCGCTTCTCCCCCTTCTTCAGCTTGTCTGGGACCCAGCGGCTGATCGTGACGATGCCGCCGTTTGCCGCCGCGATGATCAGGTCAGGCGTGAACACCTTTAGCTTCCGCGTTCCATTCTCGCCCACGGGCTGCGAGACGATGCTCCACGTCCCACGGGGTGCCTCTTCGATGTCAAAGTTCCATTCGGTCATGCGTGAAACTCCTCTACGCCAAAGTCATTGCCGCCTATCACCGCGAAGGCGAAGGCGTCCGGGTTGTCGGACTTGAACCGCAGCGCGGCCTCGTCCTTGGTGGCGCATGAGTAGACCTCATACGCCATGCTCAGGTCCTCGCCCTGCCAGATGAACAGCCAGCGCATCACTCATCCTCCCCCTTGAAGCTTGCGTTCTTGAAATCATCCTCATGCAGGGCGGGCTTGCCCACCCCCTCGAAGATGTACTTGTTGAAGACGTGGCGGGCCTCATCGAGGGTGTCCCCGCCGATGCAGGCATCAGCGAAGCCCATCAGGGTGCCGTCGTCGTTGTAGAACACCTCCTTCAGCTCAAACCAATCCTCTCCGCCGTTCTCTGACGGGGTGTTCACAAGGCGATAGTTCCAGTGCATCACATGCCCCCCTCTGCCACCCGGATGGCAGTCAAGAGGCGCTGACGCACCTCTGCCCGCTGCAGGTAGAACATCAGTTCGGACACGTCAGTGTAGTTGGGCGGGTCGCCGTGGTCGCTGTGGCTGATGTCGTTGTCGATGCATTCAAGCGCCACCTTCGCCTGAACGACAGTCAGGACGACCACGGGTTCGCTTTTAAACTCTTCCTTCTGCATGCTTCCCTCCTTGATTGGTGCATGGGATGGGGGCGGCATCACCGCCCCGCACCGATGCATCACAGGCTGTTGAAGACCTCGTTGGCCATGTCGTTGGCCTTCTGCGCCTCGATCTCGGCCTGACGTGCTGCGTCTGATGCTGCCACCCGTGCAGCCTTCAGTTCGCGCAGTGCATCCTCGAAGCGGTCCCAATCCTCTTGCTCGTACTTGCTGGGCTTGAACACGCCCTGCACACGGTTGCCGTCATCATCCTTGCGGGTGGTGAACTTGCCTACCAGAGCCTCGGCCATAGTCTGCATGGGGTCCTTGTCAGTCTCGCCTGACACCAGCTTGGCCAGCTTGTTCTCGCTGTCGATGTTCTCGCTGTCCAAGATCGCCTTCACCAGCGCAGGGGTGGCCTGCGTGGGGATGTCGAGGGTGCGGATCGCACCGACAGAATTTTCAAGGTAGCGCTTGGCGGTCGCCTCCTTGACGCCCGCATCCTCGATCAGGCCTTTGTACACCTGCTTGGCGATGGCGCGGGGAAGGTTGCCCTTCACCAGCTTCTGGCCGGACAGGCCTGCGATCAGGGCCGAATAGGCACCGATCTTCTGGCCGTTGGCTTCAACGGTGCGTTCCTTTGCCTCGCCCTTCAGGTTGGCGATAGAGGTCTCGCGGGTGGCGATCTCGGCGAACACGGTGTGGTCGATGGTCATGGTAGTCTCCTAGGGTTGGGGGTCTCTTTGATCTGCTGCGGACCCGGAGCATGGGATGGCCACCCCGCAGGGTGGCACACCGATGATCCAGCTAGACGCCTTCCATGATGGCCACGCCCTCATCCAGAAGGTCGTTGGCCATGGCGTCGAGGATGCGGAAACGCTCGCAGTAAATGTCGCTGTCGCGCTTCCAAGCGTCACGGTTGCCGATGTAGTCCCGGCCATGTGGTGACAGTTCCTGAAGCGCCCGCAGCGCCTCATGGATCGCACGGCGGGCTTCAATCCGCATTTTCACTAGGTCATCGCGGCTGGTGCCGTTGATGTTCACGATGGGGTTCATGATGGGCATGGTGCTGATCCTCAGAAGGGCAGGTTGGGGAGGGAAACGGGCTTGGCTTGCCCGTACTGGGACAGTTCGATGGTGCGGGCGGCGTAGACGATTTTTGACATGATAGGTCTCCATGGGTTGATTGATTGCACTGGCACACAGGATGCCAGCCCATCCGGGCTGGTCACCAGTGGGTCAGTCGCAGGATGAGTAGCGGGATGACTGCAGCATCCACACCTCGCCGGACTGCCACACCGTGTAGGTGTAGCCATACCCCGGCCCAAGAATTGCCTTGCTGCGCTGGCCCTCGGCTTCAGCCTCGGCCTGCGTTTTGAATACTTCCATCTTACGGATCATGTCAGTACCCCAGCCACTGCAGGACATCCCGCGCAGCGTATTGCTGGCGGTCGCCCATGTCTTTGATGAAGGTGTCGATCTCGTCTTTCATGCCGTGATCGATCAGTTCTTTGAAGGCGCGGTCACGGGTGATCATGACGCCCTCGGCGCTTTCGTAATAGGTCATGATCAGGTCCAATCTGCCAAGGCAAGCTTGACGGTCAGGTGATTGTACACAGCGCCATCAGGGGTGCGCTGCCCCACCAGTGCAGAGCCGACCTTTGCAGCCCCGCGCTTGGGGCCGTGGCGGCGGATCAGGTCGCTGGCGAAGCGATACAGGCCCTCGTCATTGTTCAGCCACAGGCTGACGTTCCAAGCGTTCCACGAGCGGTGTCCGTTGTAGGGTTTCATGGTTTATCCTTTCAGGGTTGATTGTTGGTCACTGGCACTCAGGATGCTGGCCCCGCAGGGCCAGACACCAGAGGGTCAGGCGGTGAAGTATGCCAGCACCCCCCGGTCCATGGGTTCGGTGCCTTGCAGCGTCCACCCGTTCAGGATGGCGTGATCGACAGCTTGCATGTGGCTGTCGAAGCGGATGTACAGGTGATGCGTCCGCATGATCACCACCACCCGCCCATCATCTCGCGGCGGTGCAGATCGAGGACGCGAACCTTTTTGCTGCAGTTCGAGATGGCACCCTTGGCCGTCTTGGCCCCGCCAATGGCGATGCCGATCTCTTCATCGCTCCAGCACTCGGCGAGGAAGTCCCAGCCGCCTTTGTTCCAGTTGGCGTTGGCATGTTCGCGCACGGCGTTGATGAGTTCCTGCATGATGTTCTCCCTAGGCTGCGATTTCAGGTGCTTCTTCGAGCTTGGCATCCGCCC